TGTGTTATTGTTGATTTAAACGAAGCAGACGAAAAGGTGTTAAATATTAGATTAAATGCAAATACAGGCGCATGGGATTGGGATTCGCTTGCCAATAGTTGGGATGCAGAACAACTAACTGAATGGGGTTTGGATATTCCAGACTTTGGACAAGATTTCGAGACAACACTAGGCGATTCCAAAAGTACGATAAAGGCGCATTCTGTTTTAATAGAGTATACCAACGAGCAATGGGTAGACGCGTTGTATTTTTTTATAAAAAACAACGACATTAATATAACTACAAGTGATAAGACCAGGCAGCAATAAAGCGACTAACAACGACGCGTTATATATAAGGTTTAAAAAAAACATAAGGGGAAAGTGTGCGGCAAAGTTTACGTGCGCTAGAGTGTTAAGCTGTCTTCACGGAGAAGGGTTGTTGTGGCGTGGGATAACGGCAAAGGTAACGTCAAATGACGCGGATTTAAAATGGAGCTGCGATTACGTCAAAAACTACGTAAGTTTGCTGAACGAAATAAATATACACTTATACGACATAATAGACATAGACACATGGGGAAGCCCAGCAAAAGGCTTAGAGGTTTTATTTAAGCGCAAATACAAGGGTATTGTTATTTGTACTTTTTGCAACCCCGTACCTATAAACCCATGTAAAATATTGGCAGAGTCTTATTACGGCGCGTTGTACACTAAATGTAAAAGAAAAAGCGTTTTCGGAAGGGACATATCGAATATGTTTTTGGATTATTTAAACAAAAACGGAGCTTTTAATATAGAGGGTTTGTTTGCAAAACAGAAAATATATTGTAAATTTGAATTATGACGGAATATATAAAAAGACCATACGGATACGATAACGAAATGTTTTTATCTTACATGGCCTCAATAAGAGGTGCTGAAGAAAGGTTTGCCGAAGGCGTATATGTTTGCCGCGCTAAGATGACAAAAGACAGGGTAAAAAACAGTACTTCCTTTAGGGAGAGCGATAACGATCGGCGCATTGGGCTTATTAAAAGAATTGACAACACAATATCTGCGATTAAAGCTGGATTCAACATTGGTAATTAAGAAAAACGGAGAAATATTTGTGTAACAACGACAATACAGCGATGAATGGCAAATAATCCAAAACACATGGACAACCTTAAAAACTTTCCAAAAGGAGTAAGCGGTAACCCTAAGGGCAAGCCTAAAACAAAACTTCTTAAAAATGTTTTAACGGCTGAATTACAGACTGAAAGCAACAGCGTTGATAAGTTAACAGCTATCATAAAAAGGCTCACGACAATGGCAGTAAATGGCAATTTGAACGCAATAAAAGAAGTTCTTGATAGGTATGCGGGCAAATCGGTACAGCATAATATAATCGAGGAGTTTAAAATCGAGCCAATGGAATTTACTATAATAAAGAATAAAAAATAGTGGAATTACTCGAACACCAAGCAGAATTTATATCCAGTAATTTTGTACATACTGGATTGGTTGGTGGTTTTCGTTCAGGCAAATCAGAGGCGGGAGTAATCAAAACCGTTCTTAAAAAATTGCGATACCCTGGTATTAATGTAGCTTATTATCTACCCACCTATGGACTAATAAAAGACATTGCCTACCCTAAATTTTCTGCATTCTTAACAGCTAAGGGCATAAGTTACACTTTAAATAAATCGGACCATGAATTTGTTACGGCATTCGGTAAGATAATAATGCGGTCGATGGATAATCCTGAAACAATAATTGGCTATGAGGTAGGGTATTCTTTGATCGATGAAGCGGACATACTATCTACAAAGCACATGAACGATGTTTTTATCAAGGCAATTGCAAGGTTAAGTATGCCTTTGCCTGATGGCTTACCAAACTGTTTAGATTTCGTTTCAACTCCAGAGGGGTTTAAATTTTTATACCAATTCTTTGTAAAAAATCCCCACGAAAAAAAGAATTTAATCCATGCGGACACAAATAACAATCCTTTTATTTCGCAAAGTTATATCGAAACCTTAGAAATGAGTTATACGCCACAACAACTTGAAGCGTATTTGAAAGGGCAGTTTGTAAACCTAACGAGCGGAACGGTTTACCATCATTTTGACCGAAAAGAAAATCATTCAGATCGAGAATTACAGCCTAATGACGTTCTTCATATCGGGATGGACTTTAATATTACTAAAATGAACGCAGTCATACACGTTACGGATGGCAAAATAAAAACAGCGGTAGCCGAGATAGTGAATGCTTACGATACTTTTGAAATGTGTTCTTTGATCAAACAGAAATACCCAGGCAGATCAATTGTAATCTACCCCGATGCTAGCGGTGATAACCGAAAATCAAGCGGAAAAAGTGATATAGCGGTTTTAAGGGATAGCGGCTTTCAAATTAGGAAGGCATCTAAAAACCCATTCGTAAAAGATAGGGTTAACGCAACCAATTTAGCTTTTAAAGACATCAAGGGCGTTAGAACTTATTTTATAAACACGAACAATTGCCCAGTTTATACCGAGGCCACAGAAAGGCAAACTTACAAAAATGGAGAGCCTGATAAATCAAGTGGGTTCGACCATATTACTGAAGCTGGCGGATATTTCATATATTTAACAAAAAAAACCCCGATGCCGTTATGACACAAAAAGAAACCAACCGCGTACATTTAAAACGTTTATTCCCGTTTTTAAACAATGAATACAGGCCATTAGATAAAAAGGAATTAACTAAAATCACAACGCTGCATGAACTTTTCGGAGCAACAGAAACAGATATTCAAAAGCTTAAGGTTGTTTTTGAATATCAAAATCTTATTTAAGATTGATGTTTCTTTTAAAAAAGCGGGAAGGTTTATTGATCTTGAAACTTACATCAAAGACCAGGATGATGAAGCGTTCTTGAAAGCAACCGTAAAAAGTAGGCTGCCTTTTAGAAAGATTCCCGAATCGGTTAAGACCTATGCCATCGCATTGTATATGCTTGAAAGCAGCGAGGTTAAAGCTTCTTTTGATTGGATTTACAACCCGCCATCATTCCCGAGTGTTGGCGAAATAACACAGGGAACAATGGAGCGGGAAAACTTTGCGCGCCATTACGGTGGATATATGGAATTGGTATATCTTTGTTCGGGCATGAACCCGCAAAAGTGGAATGAGGTGTTTGAATGGGACACTAAAAAGTTTTTATTTCTTGGTGAATATTTATTAAGAAAAAGAATAGTAGAATCAATTAAATAAAATGAATGAGTTATCCTTGTTGACAAATTTCTTAGTAAGCCAATTTGATGGCAATGACTTAGTTAACACCATTACGATGGTGCCGACTAAGCACCTCGATAATAACAAGGAAAACATTTACCAGTTAGTCAATATCGATTATATTCAAAGTGAAATATTAGATGATGCAATTATTGCTCGTTATTTAATTACAGCCGTTCAACAGCGGGATATTGAACCCAAAAAACTAGATAGCAAATTAAGATTAGATACCAATTTGATCGACAATTGGAACGAAACATTGTCGGTAATAATCAGATTCTTAAATCAATTTAAGAGCAATAATTTTCCCAACAACATTGACTTATACAGTCAAACAACTACAACAGTTTTACAGGACTTTAATAAAAATGGGCTAGACGGACACCAGATAACGATTGAATTATCCATCCCTAATTTGGGGAGTGGGTGTTAGAAACGTCCGAAATACGAGCCATTGCCCAAAAGGTAGTTGAGATTTCAAAGTCTTCTGCAAGGCGTGACACGGGTTTCCTGAAGCGTTCAATTTCTTACACGGTCGAAAGGAACGTGTTTGTTTTCGTGGAAGTTTTTTATGGTCAATACGGCACCAACTCAAAATTAGAAGAGAACGCAAAAAGGTTGATGCCAAGCGGGGTAAAGTGGCGGATGAGGTACACGGATATTAATAGAAGTGTGATAAAAGACGGGAGCATCCAGACGGGTAAAAATTCACTAGGTAAGATATTTGATAAATTAAGGCAAAGCACAACAGCGGTTGCGAGTTTAATAAATAGAATTAAAAACAGTGGCAAAAAGAAGGACTAAGGACCAGATAAAAGCG